CCGCCGAGCCAAAAAGGCTGCGGCAGCTGTCCGGCGTTGCGCACCATATTGCCAATGCTGGCAAACTGGTGACGTTTTGTCACCGTTTCGCCATACCCGGAAAAATGCTCGTATGTAGTGCTTGCCATGATATCCTCCTTATTGCTTTTGCAGGGCTGCTCTTGCCCGGTCAAAGAAAAACTGGATGACCTTGCTCATGGTCTCCTCGGTAATTGCCCAGCTGACCAGCTTACCCCACTTACTGTTGTCCAGATAGTGGTGCAGCATCTTGACGCACCACGCCTTGCGCTCTGCGCCGCGCTTGGTGCCCTGAATTTCTCGCTCTGCCTGATCGATGAGGTCAAGCACCAGCGTTTTGACCGCTGCGCCGTAGCCCAGACGGATAAGTCCCAGCACAAGCGACACAGCGCCCACAACGATGAGCACCAGCGCCAGCCACGCGGGCAGCGGGGTGAGAATGGTGTTAAGGATTGCTTCCATGATTGGTTACTCCTTTCAGCAGATAATTGTTAATGTCGGTCTTGCTTTTTTTCATACCTTCCCGGTTGTTGCCGGATAGTTGCGCATCCAAAAGGTTTTGCACGCCAACGAGGACAAGTCGCATTTCTTCGTCAATGCCGTCAAATCGCCGGAGGTCTCTTGCAAGGGCTTGTGTATGCTGGAGCTGCCCCTGTTCCAAGGTGCCGACGCGCTTGTCCAGCTCATCCAGCCGCTTGTTCTGCGAGTTGTCCGGCTCCTGTGCCTTCTTGATGTACTTATGGATGATTTCCAGCACCTTGTCGATCGTGATGGCAGCAGCGCACAGGCTGCCCAAGATGCCCAGCACCCACAGCAAAGCTTCTTTTTCGGTCATTTGCCCTCCCGAAGACGGGTCAGACCCTTCTTTGCAATGATTTTGGCATAGTCCTTGTAGGGCACAGACAAGTCCACGCCGGAAATCTTGCCCGGGATCGCGTCCACAACACCGGGAATCTTGCCCTTGCTGGTGTACTGCCACAGCCCGAATTTCCATTCCGGCGCGGGCTTTTTGCTGCGGTAGGCTGCAAGCCACACGTCATACGGCTTGAGCGCCGCGCCGGTCATGTACATGTTATCACGGCCAAAGTACAGCCCGGTGTATAGCATGGCGTAAAAGCCCCAGCGCTCCACCGTGCCCAGCGCATGAGCGGCAATGTTCGTCAGGGTCTGCTTGTCCAGCGGAGCTTGCACATACTTGTCCTCAATGTCCACCGCCACCGGCAGCTGCACTGTCTTGCCGGTCAGCACCTTGCGCAGCAGGGCAAGTTCTGCGTCAGCTTCTTCCGTGTTGACCGCCTTGCAGTAGTAGTACACGCCACAGGGGATGCCCAGCCGCTGGCACTCGCGGTAGTTGCGCTCAAAGGTGGGGTCGATGTACGGCTTGCTGGGCGCGTCTTTCGCGCTGTTGCCCAGCGCCCGCAGCATCACGCCGGAGACAAGGCCGCTTGCCTTGACATTGTCCCAGTCGATGTTACCCTGCCAGCGGGAAACGTCCATGATAGGTCTCATACTCTGCTCCTTAATACTTTTCGCCGGTAATCTCTTCATACTCTTCTGCGGTCAGGCGCTGGGGCTTGCGCTGCACAAGGATGCGCAGCATGGCCTTAGACCAGCGGCCCGCCTCGTACTCGTCTTTCGCTTTGCCGAAGATCGCGCTGTGCTTATCACTCATGGCTCATGCCCTCCTTGTCTGCAGCCTCGTCCTCAATGGGCACATCGGCCAGAATGCACAGGAAGTCCACCATAGACGCGATCTGTGCCAAATCCGCGTCCCGGTTCTCGTTTTCGGCGGCGGTCTTGATGCCGCCAGTGTTGCGAACAATTTTCATGTCGTTATCCCCTCCAGCAGAGTTTTAACGTATTGATCCATGCGCTGCAGCAGCTGCTGCGAGTTGCCTTTAGCGGCATGGGCTTTCCATGATCCATACTGCTCATACAGGGCAGATGCCGGTTTCTCTCCTGCCTTGATGAGCTGGGCAAGCCGAAACAGGCGCTTGCGCTCGGCCTTGACGTTCTGCGGGTCAACGGTCATAACGACCTTGCCCGCTGGGGTCAAGCGGTAGATGAAACCTAGAAAACGGAATCCATCCTTTAGTCTGACGATCTTGGTCTTGGTCGGGTGCAGCTCCATGCCATCGGCAGCGTACCGGGCGCGGATCGCCTCCCGCCACTCCTCAAGCCGTGCCTTGTCGTGGTGGATGATGAGGCTATCATCCATAAAACGGACGTACTTTTTCGCCCGCAGGCGCTCCTTGATGTAGTGATCTATGGGGTCGGGCACCGAGATCCCGGCAAGCTGCACCATCTGGCTGCCCGGATTATAACCGGCCTCGCCGGTATATTGACGATCCAGCACCTCACGCACGCGGTTATGCACACTTGGCGGCAGATGCCGCTCAAAGCAGCGGTTTGCCACGTCATGGGGCATCGTGTCGTAATAGTGCTGGATATCTACCAACAGCACATAGCCATCAGCGCCGTGTTGCCGGTATTCGCGCTCCATCATGAGCTTGACCTGCTTGCGCGCCCAGTCGGTACCTTTGCCGGTCTGACAGGCCGCGTTTTGCCGGATGAAGCTCCGTGTCATTGCTGGATAAACAGCATTGTCGTTGAGAGAGCGCTGGTATACCCTATCCCGAAAGCCATTCGCAACCGCTGTGCGGGGCTTGGGATAGGTGATTCTAACTTTGATTGTTGGCCGTGCCTTGTATGTACCTGTCGCGAGCTCCTTTTGGAGTTTCAGGATCTCGTCCATCCGAAACAGGTGAAACCGTCCAACGCTTGCCTTGCGGCACACGCCTTTGGCGCACTTGCCCTCGGAATTATACAGGGCATCGAACCCGATTATTATTTCTTCTTCTTGCACTGATTTTTTCAGCTCTCCTCGCAAGGATCTGCCGGGTGATAGCGGTCAACACCCCGCAGGGTGGCCACGTCCGGCTGATATTGTTCGTCTGCCAGAGGACAGACATGGCACTCGGCTCCTTGCACGGCAGTTTTTGCCCGGCCTCTGCTATGCAGGGGCTTTTGTGGGCGTGCTGCCGTCCAATCCGGGGCGCAGCGAACCGCGCAGAGCGCGCCCCAGTTGTTGACGTTGCCGCTGGAGTTCACGTTGAAGGCATTGTAGCCGTTGCCACGATTCGCAGAGCGCAGCCGCACACCGCGGCCCATTAGCCTACAGCCATTTTTATGTCAAAGCGCTTTTGCACGCTTTGCATCACTCTCGTGCCAGTCCCGGCAGCGCTGCCGGATATCGCGCACAGTGTTGCCCCAGAAAGAGCACCGTTTGCCAGAAAGGTGGTAGCTGGCTTTAGCCATGTCTATCTCCGCCAAAAGGACGGTGCACAGCCGGACGGCGTGTCTTTGAAGCTTAAAGCGCTCTTCTCTTTCGTTCGGTTTGTCCAGCCGGAGGTCGTTTGCTCCGAAGATATCAAAAAATATCCGGTCTGCTGTAGCGCGCAGTTGACCGGGAAGGCTTGCGTCAATTTCGAGGTCAAACACTTTCGCGTTTTTGGTGATCTGTCTGGTATACAGTGCCAGCTCACGCGCGTCAAGCGGCAGCGTGAATTTATTGTCCGGTATCTGGTCTTTGCGCATTGCCATGGGATAGCACTCACTTTCTCACCGGGCAAGGGATTGCCCGGTGATTATTTAAGATTGGTCATTTCGCAAGCCGGGGCGCAGCGATGCGCGTAGACCGCGGCCCAGGTGCTGACGGTGCCGCTGGAGTCCACGCCGAAGGCACCGTAGCCGCCGCCACGATCCGCAGAGCGCAGCCGCACACCGCGGCCCACAGTGCGCTGTGCAAGGTCGCGGGTGATGCGCAGCGGATAGGTCTGCCACAGAGCCTGCGGGGTCTTTGCGCCGGTGCGCTCTTTCCAGTAAGGCCAGTAGCCGGTGCCCTCGCCGGACACCTGCGGCGAGCAGTAGATCTCCTGCAGGGAGGGCAGGAAAATCTTGTCATAGGTCACCACAGCGCTGCCGTCATCGGTGACGGTGTTGCCGTAAGTCACGACCTTCACGCGAGTCAGGGCGGCCTTGAAGTCATCCGAGAAGCCCGCAAGGAAGCCGGGCACGGTGTCTGCCTGATCGGGCTTCATATCCCATTCATCCTGCGGAGTCCACCACCCACCGGCAGCTGCATCGCTGTTGAGGTACTGGCGGTATGCAGACTTATGCCACCGGTTGTCACCGTAGCCAACGGGATGCAAGCCGTTCAGGTTGCCGTTGGGCTTTGCCAAAAATGTGCCAAGATTCGTGCCAGCGCTGCCAGCAGAGACGTTGCAGGTCTCCAGCAGCTCAGACTTCTGCTGATCCTTGTAGACGTACACCTTCCAGTTGGCGGGTGCAACGTCCGGTGCATTATAGAAGCCGGTCAGGCGTGCGCCTGCGGGTGCGTTCTTGGTCAGCGTGAACTGATAGACGGTGCCGTTCTTGACGTTGGTGCCCCAGTCCAGACCCATCTTGACGTTGTATGTACCAGCCACCAGACCGGCCTCGGGCACAACGAAAAACGCCTGATACGCAGAAAACTGGATATCTTCCAGAGATGCGTAGTGCATCTGCAGCACCATTGCGGGTGCGGTGGTGCCGGTCTCACCCTCGGCGATATCGTCCGTCTTTACCACGTCCCACGGGCAGTCGTAGACTTTGCCGTCCTTTGCGGTGTAGGTGTTCACCAGCTGGGTGCCGACCGGAAAAACCGCCGGTGCGTTACCGGCAGCCACCACGGCCTTGATGCCGTTATAGTCCATCTCCTCCACCACGCCGGTCTGTGCCCGCGCGATCACGCCCAGCGAGCTGGACATACCCAGCAGGGCGGCAGTCATCTGGTCAAGCTTTCTGCCGTTGTCTTTTGCGGTCTGATCCAGATAGATAGGCTCCACCACCTCGGTGGCAGGTGCCTGCGTGCTAATTTCGTTTTCAGCCATGTGTTACTCCTTTCAGGATTTGCGGTATTTCATGCAGACTTTGCCGTCTACAACGACAAATCCGCAGGATTCGAGGGCTACGGTGCGCGTATCCAGTGCTTGCTCTGCCTGTTCCGCGCGGGTGGTTTCGGCGGTGATGGCGGCATCCAAGCGCTGCTCCTCGCCCTTGGCGCGGGATGCTTCAGCGGCAATCCCGTCCGCGTTCGCTTGCACTTCTGATTTATCTGCTTTGCCAGCAAGCGTAGTGTTTGAATTGCTCTCCAAATCCACAATGCCGTCCTCGATGTGGTTCAGCTGCGCGCTGTTCAGAACCTGACAGTCTACAAAATTCTGTTTTTGATAGCCCATACTGCCTCCTTATGCAATCTTGTCTGTGCCAAGCTTGGAAACGCCCAAAACAAAGTAGCGCTCCTTTGGCCATGGGTCACAGGTTGCTGTGATTTTCACGGAAGTCTTGTACTCGCCGGGGGTCATCTCTACGTCCAGCTGCCCAGCCCAGACCTCGCCGTCCCGGACAAAATAGAAGTGCAGCCACTGCCCCTGCAGCAACGCTTCCAGTCTAGACCGGATATATGCCCATTGTGTTTTAGGCCGGTCGCAGACAAAATCCATCGAGATATTCCGCTTTTTGTAGTGTACGCTGCCATCCACCGAGCGGGTCAGATCCAGCAGAAAATCTGCGCCGGGCACCTCAACAAGCATAGAATCGGTTTCGGGCTTGCCGATCTGCGGAGAGCCGCGCTTGAGCCACAGCCCAAAGTCCGAACGCATGGAGAGTGTGCCCTTTGGCGTTGTGATGCGCATATCGTTCATGCGGGGGTTTTGGGCGGCGAGCGCTTCCAGTGCGGCATAGTCTCTCATGTGTAGGTCACCTCGGTTCCGTCATCGGAAGTCTGTACTGCCGGGGCAGGCTCAGCAGATGGTTCAGGCGGATGATAAATCAGATTTTCGCCGTCCCAGAGATAATCTGTGTAGAACCCATGCGTGATACCGGACAGATCGTCCAGAAGGATCTCGTCGGGCGGCAGCGGGTTCGGAATGACGCTTTCGTGGCACCAGCCGCCTGCATACAGCCGCCCATCAGAGCAGACCTTACACTTGAATTTAAAGTGTTTCATAGTTCTCCTCACATAAAACCGTATAGTTCCAACGGGCGGCAAACCTCATCGTTTTTCGTAACACCATCAGTAATAGGAACTTCCAAATGTATCACGCCAGTTATAACGTTATTTCTATAGTCGGATGTTCTTTCGTTTCCGCTACCAAACGTTATTCCCGTGTCGCTCACTTTGACGGTTCTCCAATGGACGGTATTCCACGGATAAGCATAAGAGTACGTTTGCCCATTAACAGGAAGAACGACCGTAAGTCTACCAGCACTGCCTCCACTTGCAAACCATGTTCCGCCTTTATGCGTGTCATAGACCAGCATTACAGACGAGTAGGAAGAAAGGTCGATTTTTGTTGTTTGTGCAGTAAATTCTCCTATTCGGTTGCCATGAGAATCCTTTTGATAAGGCCATTCAAAAATTTTACTGTTGCGAATGCCGTTGAAAATAATTGAACCGCTATTGATGGAACAGCTGCCCATGCCGTCCGTGATGGAGATGGCGTTGGCCTGGATATTGACCATGCTGCTGCCATCCATGACCCGGATGCCATCGTTCAGGATCTGCACTTGCTTGCCGGGCAGAGAATCGTGCCGGACAATGAGGCCGTTTTGCGGGGTGTACTCCAAAAAGTTTGTGGCGGTCTTGGCGGCTTCATCGGAATCCTTTTTTGCCTGTTCGGAGGCGGCAAACAGCCGTTTCAGCATATCCTGATGGTATTTTTCGGAGGTGTAAGCGCTTTCCACCAGCAGATTTGTCGTGCCCATATTGGCCACCTGACGGTCTGTCAGGGTGCGGCGGGTCATGCCAAATGTGAACTCTTTCTGCGCAGGCTTTTCCAGCGGTTCCACCAGCTTGGTACAGAGCATGACGGCATCCACACTGTGCGGCTTGCTGATAATATGGGAGTACATGGAAAAATCCAGCCGGTCTGTATCGTAGCCTGCGTCTACGAGATCCACCGCCCGGATGACGTAGCTGGTCTTCATAGCGTAGTTCTGCTGCAATGCCTGCACACCGGCTGCAAAGGTGTCGTTTGCGCTGTCGGTGTCAAGTTCCACGATGCGGGTAATGATGCCAAACTTCTGCACCGCGGTGTCGTTCTGGATCCAGCCCTCTTCCAAGTTGTAAGAGTAGCCCGATGCAGGCAGATACTGCGCAACGGTAGCGGCATCTGCTTCCATGATGCCCCAACGCTCTTCGTGCTTATCCTTGGAGGGGTCCCGCCACCACATGAGCTTGTAGTACCACTTGGAGGTGTCCACTGTGTGCTTGTTGCCGATAGGATAGATGCGGGTATAAAGGTCGGTGGCGTCTGTGGTTTCGCTCAGGTTGAGCAGATTGCGTCCGTACTCGATTTTCTGGGCGGTCTGCCGCTTGGCTTCCACTGCCTGATCGCAATAGTTCAGCACGTTGTAGCCGGTAGCCGCGTCAAAGCCGCAGTAGAAGTAACCGCCGAACACCTTGAGCACCAGCTTGTCCAGAATGTCCCACACTTTGCCGTAGTCCTCGCCAACGCCGTATTGGTCGGCATCGCCGAACTGCACCACAAGGTTGCCCAGCGCCGCCGTCACGGTGCCAAGCTGGAAGCATTTCATCTTGCTTTTCACCTGATCGTTGTGTGCGTCGATCAGGTGCTGCAAAAACTGGCGCAGCGTGCCCTTGTAGTTAAAGGGGGTGATACTGCTATCGTTGAAATAGCTCAGCGCACCCTCGCAGTACACCACCCGCCGGTTGTAAAAATCGGCTTCATGCTTCAGTACCCGTCCACGCCAGATTTCTTTGCCATCCCGCCGCACCTGCACTACCGTGCTCAGCTTTTGCAGCATATCGTACTGTGCATGATCCCGCGTCATGGTAAAAACAAGGCTGCCGCCCTTGCTGACCTCGCGGGTCAGCTTGGGGGACAGCACCAGCGCCTGCGGGTCGTTGGGACGATAAAGCAGCAGCTTTGCATCCGGGTTGCCGTAGGGGTATGCGTAGATCTCGTACATATCAGTTTCCTCGTTCGCTCAGCACTGTAAGGTCTCCCAGGCTTCTGTTTACGCTTGGGGTGATAATGCGTCCTACCTGCTCGGCGTCAAGCGCGATCACGCTGTTTCCGGCTTCCGGCAGATATTTCTCAACCACACCGTAGAGCCGCTCCATCTGCGCCTGCATTTTGGACTGATATGCCAGCATGGCATTGTTGTCCGGGTTCATGACGTAGGGATCGGTGCGGTAATCGTAGCCCGCAAAGGCACGCTCGTTACCGTACCAGTAGGCGTCCTGAATGTCCTTGTAGGATGGTGCTTTTTGCGTGCTGGTAGTGCCGCTGCTCTTGCCCTTGCCGAACTTCGCAAAAATCGCAACGCCCAGCGCCGCCACGCCCGCCACAATGGCGATGATCGCGGCAACTTCCGGGTTCGAGATAATCAGGCTGCCCACCTTTGCAATCAGCCCGCCTACGCCCTCTGCGATTGTGCCCAGACTGCCCATGCTCCCGGCAAGGTTTGCAATATCCGTGCCCGCGTTGAGGGCAAAGCTGCCCATGCCGGAGCCAATGGTGTTCAGCACGCCCATGATCTTGCTGCCAACGTCGGAAACATTGATGCCCAGATCCTGAAACACTTTGCTCAAGCCCTTAACGTCCGTTGTGACGCCGTTTGCATCTGCTTTGATGCCGTTGAACATGATCTGCTTAAAAGCGTTGAACGCCTCGCTCAGACCGCCGCCGGAATAAGCCTCATTGATGGCTTCCAGCGCCTTGTTTGCCCAGTCAGACAGGACTTCGCGCTGCTCCTGTGACACCTCGCCCCACATTACGTTGACGATATCCAACCCAAGCGCTGCCCAGTCCTGATTTTTGAGGTCGGTGTACAGGTTTTTGCCCAGTTTGAAGATACCGCTGTTAAACTGCTGCTGTGCCTTGCTCAGGTTCTCATCAATGCGCTTTTGGGTCGCCTTGATGCTCTTTTCGATGTTCTGCGCGGTCTCTGTTACCTTGTCCTGCACGCCGTCAATGTAGCTGATGACCTTGGTGTAGGTCTGCCGCACGCCGTCCACAATGCGCTCGCCGGTCTCGGTGGCGGTTGTCTTGATGTGCTTGCTTCCGTCCGCGTAGGTTTCCACAGACTGCTGCGTGGTGGTGGTGATGCCATTGAAGGTCTTTTCTGCAATGGTGGTCAGGGTGCCAAGCAGGGTCTTGGACATATCGTCATAGACCTTGGTTTCCTTCTGCACAACGCCGTCCACGATTTTAGTCACCTTTTTGTAGGTGGTGGAGACGCCGTTGACCATCTCTTTGCCGGTCTCGGTGGTGGTCTCCGTCACGCGGTCTTTGATGTTGCCCGCTGCGTCCTTTACCTTCTCCTGCAGGGTCTCAACGCTTGTAGTCACCGCGCCAAGCGCGTTCTGTGCGGTGGTGGTTGCGGTGTGCGTCACGGAAGATATGACCGTTTCGGTCTTGGATTTTGTGCCGGCGCCCTTGCCGGAGGAGCTGGAAGGGCTTGTGACGATGGAGCTGCCGCCGCTTCCGCTCGCGGCCGCTGCTTCTGCCTGACGCTCAGACCAACTTTTGTTGCTTACGCTTTTGCCGGAAAGAGCATTCTGCCGTAGCCGGTCCCTGTTGCTTTGCTTTTGCTTGTCTGACTTGTAGTCGTCGTAGTTGTCGTACCCTGCGTAAGCATTTTTTCCAAGTGCCTTGTTAAGATAGTAGCTTGCCTTATCCAGTGCACTAACAGCCGCGCTGCCAAGCTGCCCAAACTTTTTGATGATGGCACTGATTGGATTATCCAGCTCAAGAATTGCGTTCCCGAGACCCTTCCAGCCGTCCTCTTTGTAGGCTTCCTGTGCTGCGACAACCATGTCGTTCAGGTGGCCTATTACAACGCCGATGCCGGAGGAAAGGTCGCCGGTCATAAGTCCGGCCAGCTGGCTGACGTTATCCTTCAGGGTGGATATACGCCCGTTCATGGTCTGGCTCTGGGTGTCCATGGCGTTATAGTAACGCCCGCCCTCCTCGCTGGCGGCTATAAGCGCCTGCGAAAGAAGGTCGTAGCTGATGGTCATCTTCTGGACTTCCTGCACCGATTTGCCGGTGTAGTCTGCCAAAATCTGGTAGATATTGATGCCCGCATAGGCAAACTGCTTGATGTCTATCGTTGCAGCCTTGCCCACGTTTGCGATCTGCTGCAGGTTTGCAGCCATGCGGGATAGTTCGGCGTTACCGCCGCCAGTGGCAGAAACGGCATCGCCCAGTGCATTGATGACCTTGCGGGAATACGCGGCGTTTTCGCCCGCGCTGATGAGCAGCTGATTTGCCTGCGTCAGAGACGCCACGTCAAACGGGGTGCGGGCTGCGTCCTCCTGAATGGCCTGCATGGCTTCCTGCGCGGCCTGTGCGCTGCCCAACATATTGGTAAAGCCGGTGGTGTACTTTTCTATCTGGGCGTTATAAGAAATGCCCATCTCCACAAAGCCCTTTGCAAAGCTTACCGCCTTTGTTCCGAGCGAGGTAAGCATATTTGCAAGGACAGTTGCTTTTGCGCTGGCTGCTGCAAACTGGCTTGCCATGCCTGAAACGCCGCTCCCGGCGGTGTTTGCGCTGCGGTTCAGCGAGTTTGCGGCGCTTTGCGTCTCTTTTTGGGCCTGCTCGATGCCCTGCTCATACTCGGAGGTATCAAGCCCCAAAGTGGCCATCAAATTGAAAATGTTCAGGTCTCACCACCTCCGTTCTGCTCTGCGGCTTTTTTACTGTCTGCAAGCGTCTTTTCCCAGCACGCCTGCGCTTCTTCCAGCGTGGTCTCGTGGCGGCGCTGGGATAGCGGCTTGTCGTACTCTGCCATGATCTCGCTGAAGGACTGCTCCACCTGCTGCCCCAGCGATACAGCACAAAGAAAAAGCATATCAGCCGTATAAAGCTGGTATGCCTTTGTGCGGTGGCGTTCGCGCATCTCGCTGATGACGAACCAGACGAAATACTTTATTCCGTAGGCGCGGAGATGCTGGAGGTCGGCTCGGCAGAGGTAGTGCCAAAACTCAGGCCGTTCAAGTCGGCCAGCGATGACAAAAAATCCTGCATGTCCTCCTGCATCACGGACTTGGTAAGCGCGGTGAACGCCTTGGGCAGGGTGTCCTTCTCGCCCTTTTCCAGCGTGTACAGCTGGTGTAGGGCGTTCATGGTGCGCTGCGGGTCAAGCTTCATCAGGGGCTTGATAAAGTCCAGCGCAGCCAGCGCAAACTCGCGCGGGGTCAGCTTTTTCTTGCCCTCTGCGGTTTCGGAAGGCTCTGCACCCAGCAGCTTCATGGCGTTGGCAACAATGGTCTCCCGGGCGGCTTTGGTCTCCGGGTTATCCACGTTGTCCTTTGCGTCCATGATCATGCGGGTGATGCCGTCCACCGCGTCATACAGCTTGGGCAGGGCTTCCACGGGGTCAAGATTGATGGTAAGGATCATTACTCTGCCTCCTTGACGTAGAACTCCATAGGCACCTTGCTGGTGTCGGTCATGTCGTAGTGGCCCTTCAGGCTCAGGTTGAGGTTGCCCTTGCCGTCCTTGGTGGTTTTCAGCTCAAGGCCGCCGTCGCTCACGGCCTTCATCAGTTTGACCGCAGCATAGCCGCCGCCGATCAGATTGCCATGCCACCAGATATCCTGGAAGTCCTCGTTTTTGTAGTCCTCGCGGATGGTGATCTTGTTGGTTTCCACGTCCGCAGCGCCAAGTTCAAGTTTGATGGTGTCGGCGCTCACGGTCATGCAGGTGGTAGACAGACCGCAGTCCCAACTGGTGATATGCTTCAGCTGGTAGGTGTTCTCGGGCACTTCGTCCAGATCCTCGCCCAGATCAATAGTGTTGGGCTTGCAGCTGACGGTGATGCCGCCGGAAGTCAGGCAGATCATATCCTCCGCTGCAATGGGGGTAGTGCCCGCCGGGTCGAACTTTTTCAGCAGTGCACCAGCCTGAAACTGAAGCTTTTTGAAAGCATCCGGCGAAATGGCGTGATACATCTTGTTCATGCGTTATCCTTTCTCACACCACAAAGGATGTGACGTCAAAAGTAAGGTATGTGCACAGGTATTTTTCCGGGGGATTGTCCATAGACTGCGCCCACGGGCTACCCGCGCATAAAAGAATTGCGCCGCCCTCGCACTCGATGGTAAGCCCATCACCAAGGGCAGCGCGCATTTCATCTGTTTTGCGGATGATGGGCAGCTTTCCGCCGTCCACCGGATACCACAGCCGCGCATGGAAAGTGCTGCTCTCGTCAAACCCCTTGGGGATGACCGGCAGCACCGTGATATAGGGCAGGGAAGTGCCTTGCGGCACGAAATCCTCAGGGTACACAGGAACATCGAACAGCATAAAAAAGCTGTTCAGCGCCGTGGTAATTGCTTCTGCTGCGCCCATCAGGAAAGCACCGCCTTTTTGCACTGCACAACGGCAAGATTCATCTGGCTTTCGGCGGGAGAAATCTTGTCGCTGCTCGCGGTGGTCACCTCGTAGGTCTGCCCATCGTCCAGCCGCTTGATGCGGTCGAAGGGGGACAGCTTGATGCCCTTATCCACATAGAGGGAGTAGGTGGATGCCGTGCCCTGCTGCTCCGCCTGCTGCGCTTCAATGGTCTGGTCGTGGCGCTCGATGGCAAGGAACTCCATGCCGTCCTCCCATGTGGTAGTAGAGCCAAACAGGCCGTCCGATACCAGCTTTTTGACCATAAAGCAGAACTTCTTTGTGAAATTCTCCATCACGGTGAATTTAGTGAAATCGTTTACAGGCATTACAGTTTCCTCCATTGGTTGATTTCCCGGCGGTAGTGGGTGCAGCCGTCTGCGGGCAAGCCGTCCGTGCCGGTGGCCATGGTGCCGCTCCAGCCGTTGAAGGACTGGGAAACATAGCGCCCACCGCCGGGGGTGGCTGCATCGTAGTCGGTGATCTTCTGGGCAAGCGCCACAAAATCAGGAGGGACGCGCATAGGCTGCACCGTGCCGGTGAAGGTTTCCGGGGTAAGGTCTCCGTCTCCCGCCTTGTGCACGCCGTCGTTAAAGATAGACCCGCACACAAGGAAATACTGCCCGGCGGACACTCCAGCGGGGACAGTATCTGCCGTAAAGGTAAATTCCCCGGCGGTGGGGTCATCGTACCGGTCAAAAAAATTGTGCGTGTAAACGCACAGCTCTGGCACAGTCATGCGGGGTCACCTCCTTATTTCGTATCAGCCGCCGAGTTCAGACGCCGCAACGGCAGGCTCGGTGTTGGACGCGCCGACAGTCACGACCGCGATACCGTCCAGATACTCTGCCCACAGCTTCATGCCCATGATGGCGTAGTTGGTGGTGGTGGCGTTCTTGTAGTTGTACTCGGTGTGATAGCCCAGCAGATTGGTCTCACCGGAAACGGTGTAGTTTGCGCCCATGGTGGCGTAGTCGCGGTCTGCGGGGTCAACGTAGTACAGGTCGATGTTTTCCACAGGGACGGCAATCACCTTCTTCTGCTCGATGAAAGCGTCAGGCAGAAGGAACAGGGTGCTGTAGCCGAGGAAGTTCTTCACATAGTTCAGACCAAACTCGGTCTGAACGGTGATTTCCTTGTCACCCAGATAGTCGTAGAAGTCCATGATGTTGGCAAAGCCCACGACCTCGGTCACGTCCAGATTGTCGTTTGCAAAGCGCTTCAGGACTGCGCCCTTTGCGATAGCCAGCGCACGCTGCCAGGTCTTCTGCGTGCCGACCAGCTTGCCGGTCTTGAGGAAGGTGTAGAAGTCGGTCAGAACCTTCTTCTGAAGCTCGTTACGGAAAGCGATATTGGTGCGATCCACGGCCACTTCTGCGCCGTACTTGGTGACGGCTTCGATGGAAACGGCCTTAGCCCACTTGCCAAGTTCGATGTCGGCATAGGTCACAGGCTCGACCTTGGTCTTGGTCAGGGGGATGTCCTCGCCCTCGCCCACAGCGGTGCCGCCCTGCAGGCCGCCGTCAACGGTGGCTTTGTAGGATACCAGCCTAGTGCCGGGTGCCTTGCGGATGGGGCGCGAGATGCCCAGAATGGTGCGCAGCGCGTCCCAATTCTTCTGGAACTGGGTCACGAAGTCGATTTCGCGGATAGTGGTGGTAATCTGAGATGCGGTAGTCAGATTTTCGGGTGCTGCCATGTGTTACTCCTTTGCTGCAAGTCCGAACGCTTCAGGATTTGCCGCGATGGCTGCCTGACGCTCGGTTGCGTCTTTGATGTTGATGATTTGTTCTTTGGTCATTTTGGAGCCGGTGTTTGCGGGCGGGTTGTCCACCTGTGCGCCCTTGGTGGTGGTGCTGCCCACATAGTCGCTCCAATCGGTTTTCAGGCTCTCAGCCAGCTTGTCCGCGTTCTTCACGTTGCCCTTGCTGTCCAGTTCCATCTTGTCGATGTCCTCGCCGGACAAGCGCACAATGCGGTCAAAGTACTTTTCCAGCACGCCTGCGGCCTTGAGCTGCTCCCGGAACTTTGATTCCTTGGCGGCTCTTGATTCCTTTGCGGTCTGCTGGGTCTTGTAGTCGGTCAGCGCCTGCTCTGCGGTCTGCTTACCGCTGTTGGCTGCGTCCCGTTCCTTTTCCACTTTGGCGATGGCTGCGTCCTTCTCATCGAGTTGGTTCTGCAAGGTGTCCGTTTCCTCATGCAGCACGTCCAGAATTTTCTTGAGCTTGCCGCTGGTGTCGGTCGTTTCATCTTCCAGAATTGCCCGGAGAGTCTTGCGTTCGAGTGCCATGTGATAGTCCTTTCTGCCCTTGCTTGGGCTGCCATGCTTGGCAATCAGGTTATTTTGCCGGACGTGCTGCCGGTGTGGTGCCGCTTGCAGGGCTCGAACCTGCAACTACCCGGTTATGAGCCGGGAGCACTGCCTGTTGTGCGAAAACGGCATAAAAAGCGGCTGACGCTGTGCGCCAACCGCTGAGTGTTCAATTTTAGAGTGAAAATTCACAGTCTGTGTCTGTTGGATAGTCCTGCGCTTCGGCCGAAACATAGACCAAAACAGAAATTTTGGCTCTACCCTCTCCGTATGTGTTATCACACATCTCCTGAAGCGCTCTGCGCGCCTGAGCACCAGCCGCAAACAGCTCCTTGACTTTTGCAGCCTTGGGCTTGTTTTTTTCATTCACCTCAAGCATCTGCATTTTGATTTCTTCAATTCTTTCAGAAGACTTATGATAAAGTCTTTCTGCGTTTTCCTGCATTTTCACAGCAATTTCAAGCTGTGCGCTCAAATTTTCAAGCTCTGTCATCTTTATACCTCCTTGTTTCCTTCTTCCACCGCAATCTCTTGCAGTTCCTTGATATGATCTTCCACCGCCGGGCGTAGGAAGGGGCGGGGAGCCATGCCCCGGGTAAAGTGCCATTTGCCGTTGATGTCTTGCCAGACCCACGGCGTTTTGCGTCCGTTGCCCTTCTCTGCAAAAATACCAGTGCCTAACTCCACATAGACGCTGTAAAAAAGGTTTGAGCCGATGGTCACGGTCTTTTGCGCCGCAGATACAACGTAGGTAAGGGATGCTTTCAGCGCACCGCCTACATAGCCCTCTATGCCGGTGCTGTCTGCCGTGCCGGTTGGCACAAGCAGCTGCGCATAGTCTTGCACTTTCATGCCCCATATGGTCAGCACACGCTCCACCCACGCTTCCAGAGCTTCATGCAGCTGCGGGGTGTTGTCGGTGACTTTGATGTTGTAGTTAAATTTCATGGTTTTGATTATTCTTCAAAGGGCGCCCACATTCAGGGCAAAAATTGGGATACCAAACCGCTTCATCGTTGCACCATGCACTCAAATAAACCTTTTTTGATTTATCAACGCCAATGCTTAAAAAATCGCCAACGCCACTGTCAACAATATTTTCTTCGTGTATACGGCTTGTGTCACAGTATTTACACATTTACTTTTTCTTCTTTTTCCTTGAAACAAAGCCAATCCATGCGCCACCCTGTTCAACCGTTACTCCAAACGGCTTTTGTGACAACTGCATCAGCTTTGTGCGGTCACTTGAAGTCATGCCCTTTAGATCAAAAGCAACTTTTGGGCCGCTCTTGTCCCAATATGTGGTGTGAGACGGAGAGGAACCATCGCCACTTCGATATTTGTTGAGATCAACGCCAACTTGCTCTTTCACAAAAGACACAACATCGTTATGCGTTTTCTTGTATCTCGAACTGTCCACAACAACGGCGGTTCTCTTTGCCTCAGATTCAAACTCGTGTTCGTTGGCGTTCCAACCGCCCGCTCTCGCAGAGCTACCCGAACCTCTTTTACTCATTTTTGGAGCTCTCTTTTCTCCGTTTTCTCTCTTCTGCCCACCACATCTGTTCGGCTTCCGTGCCTCCTTTGGCCTTGTACCACTCGGTATAGGTCAGGTCAGATGTGACCTCTTTTGTCGTGTTGTCTCGCCGCTGGGCGTTCTGCCGTGGGTATTTCACAAGCGCCCCGGTTACCTTACAGCGGCAGTGATAAACCATTTCCGGCGCTGCGTTTGGGTCTCCCGGGTACTGGATCTCGTATCCCTGCACCTTGAAAGGCTCGTCAAGGTCGGCGGTCTCCTGATCCAGCAGTCGGTGCTTCTCTCGGGTGCGGTAGTCCAAAGTGCTGTTCCAGCGCTTCTGCACCTCAATGCCAATGGCTTCGGCGTTGCGCAGCTGCTGCATCGTCCCTGCGTTCTGTGCGCCTGTAAGGGCTGTGATGGCGTTGTTCATCGCCCAGTGCACCTCGGTGTCTGCCATGCCCTGCACAGCCTGCACCGCAATGTCGTGGACACTCTTGCCCTGTATGATGCCTTTTGTAACGTACCGGTTGAACACCCGGGCGTCGTAGGTCTTGTTGCTTTCGCTCTTGATGCGCTTGTTTGGCACAAGCTTGGGGTTTTCCAGCAGCAGCCGCTTGACCGCTTCAGTGTTGTACAGCGTCAGGTTGAACGCCACGCCTGCGGCCTGTTCCAGCTCGTAGAACGCCCAGTTTGCGCCAAGGGCAAAGATATCGTACTGTTCATCTCGTGCCAGCTTGTACGCCGTCTGCTGGGCTGTGGTGCACGTCTGGGTGATGTTGTCCAGCTTTTGGTGCATCATCTCGGACTGAAACACCTGATTGCGCAGCCATGTGCGGTAATCGCTCTCGGTGATCTTCCCGGCTTCCAGCTGCTGCCGCTTGTATGCGTCCAGCTTCTGGTAATGCTCCAGAAACTCGGTCAGCTGCTTGGTCATTTCCCGGCGGGCGGTGCCGTATACCCGCAAAATGCGGCGGCGCAGCCTGTTCAGCTGCCGGGTGGAGATGCGGTCAAGGTCAGTTTGTTTCATGGCTGTTCAGATGCTCCACAATGTCGCGCTCGCGTGTGGACAATTCCCATTTTCCAGCCGCAGCCTTTCCAGCCGCAGCCTTTCCAGCCGCAGCCTTCCTGACAGCGGCGTGCTCTGCGGCGAGGCGGTCAGACAGCAACAGGCCTCCGCCAAAAATAGATTTCCCCGTGGAGTGTTGTGCGTCCAGCGCATAAATCGGAGCGCAGTCCTTTTTGTGAATTTTGAAATCCACACCGTAATGGCTGTATCGTTGGAGCATTGCAGCCGTCGCAATATGATCCGGGTATGTATACTTTGGCAGCTGTACCGTTTTGGTGCGTCGCAGGCGCTCTACCTCATCGTTTACCAGTTTCGTCAGGCGAGGTTCTGTCTGTGCTATGATGTCCCCGCCGTAGCTGGTTACAAAACTTGTTCGGACGATTGCACCGTTTTCGTACTCGATACTACAGTCGCAAATGATATGGTTCATCCGCATATTATTTGCCCTTCCAGAAAGCGCTGTCAAAGATGGAGCGAATAGGAAGAACGGAATGCCACAATCGAGATAGAACCCGCAGATTCGGGACAGGATTGAAAACGGTGGGTTGTCCAGAACAACGGCACCCTCCGGGTAGTCGAAATTCTCATAATCGCCGCCGGGGTAAAATGGGCGTACAATTTTGGCTGGGTCGATGCCGTACTCCTTGCAGGCCCAGTCCTTGATGACAGCGTACACGCCGGGCGGTGTATAGCAGTCGTCCGTGGTCTTTTTCGGCTTGAATTTTTCCACGAAATCTTCATACGATTCATTTACCGCCATCGTGGTTGTCCTCCTCTTCCTCTTCCTCGTCCACGGTCTCCCGCGTTGCGCTCTCTGCCATCAGTGCGGCCTTGGCCTGTTCCTTCTGCTCCGGGGTCAGGTTGGGCAGCAGGTCTATTGCCATCTCGTCGCCGATGATGGTCGCTTCTGCAATCACCATGTCCACCTGCTCAGCTGTGTTGGTGATCTTGCTGCGGTTGAATGTCGGCATAGCGTTGTCAAAGCCAGCCAGTGCGCAGATCTGCCGGATGAACGGCTTGATCTGCGCTTCGAAGTCGTCCGCATTCTGGTTCAGCGGCTCATAGGCTGCATCCAGATGGTCGTTGGTGCTGTCCGCGCTGACACAGTGCACATCCAGACCGCCGAAGTCCTCATACACCCGGGTGTGGAGCAGCTCCAAAAGAGTCTGCCGTGCCGTCACAGGAATCTCGGTGGTGTAGGGGGTGATCTTGCCGCCCTCGCTGGTGTCTGCACCTGCAATGTGGTACAGATTCAGCTTGGTGAGGTACTCCACAAGCTCGTCGTCCGTCATGCCGTTGAAGTTCTCGCAAAGCCAGTAAATCTGCGCGCAGTCCTGCAGATCATTGCAGAAGCCGGACATCACCAGATCGGTGTTGTCAATGTAGGCTTTCAGCCCAACAAGGGTGCTCTGGTGCAGGTCTGAGCCCCACAGCGGCACAATGGGAAGAGCACTGTAGTTTTCTCCTTCTACGCTTTCCAGCCCGCCGCCGGGTGTGGTGATGATCACGCTCTTGTATGCCTGCTTCGGCGTTGTCTCCTGCATCACATTGCCGATTCGGCTTTCCGTGTACTCGGTAAAGCCGTCCAGCTCGTACAGGATGTAGTGCATATCCGTGTCCGGGTTCAGCCGCCAGAAGCGCACGCCTGCCTGCAAAAGGCCTGTCTTTTCATCGTACAGGGGCGCAAACTCGGTCAGCTTGAAAATCACAAGATGGTCGTTGTTCCAGAAGCCAAAGCTCTCACCGTGGATCAGGGCGAAATATCCGGCCTTCTGAATCTGCTCATCAAAGCTTTGCCCCAGCCTTTCTTTGTCCACACCATCGTCCGCAAAGACCACGCCGTTGCCTAAAGAGTAGGTTGCCCGCTGCTTGTTGAGCCGCCGGAAAAGATTGCTCTTGACCATATCGGGGTGTGGGGTGTCCGGCTTGGTGTTTTTGGACAGGCGTTTCAGCATCAAAGCGTAAGTCTGTGCGAAGCGTTCAGCTCCCGGATTTTTCTGGGCATCGTACAGGTCGGCGTCCAGAGCCATCTTGTAAGGCCCGGAAGCGCAGTGCTGCTGCACGAACCGCCTGATGAAATCAGGCTGTTCCCCGGCGGCTTGCGCCTGCTGAAAGGTCTGGAATGTATATACAGTGCTCAAAATCAATCCCTCAGTTTTACAAGGCGCTTTGTGCGCACGAAATAGCGGATAGCGTCCATGCAGTGGTCGTTGACCTTCAGCACGGTGTCGTCTTTGTCTGGATCCCAAGCGTACACGCCGAACTCTTCCAGCGTGTGCTTGCAGTCTTTGTAGATCTTCAGCCGCCCGGTCTGCAGCATGGTCTGCACGTCCAGAATGCCGCTCAGGACGTCGTTATTTGCGGAGGTCTGGGTAAAGCCGTTCTTGCGCAGCTCTGTAATCAGGGGCAGGGCAGAGGGGTCAACGATGACCCTTTCCGGCTTGAGCCCGTTCAGCCACGCCTTGAGGTCTGTGACGTACTCGCCCACGGTCTTCTGGCGTTTCTGTTCGCGGCCGCTGTAGTAGTACTCCCGGGTGACGATCCAGCAGTCTGCATCCGCCTGCTTCTGGAGCAGCAAAAAAACCGTTGCGTTCTGTGTGCCAAAGTCGCACGCCACATAGGCGCTCTTTGACGAAAGCTTCGGCAGTACGTCAATGGCGTGCTTCTTGCGGTCGAACATATCATATACAAGGCCCTCAGCCACCGTCCACAGTCCCAGAATGTAGCGCTGATAGAAAACGCCACTGTACTGGCTGCGGTATCTGGCCTTGATGTCCTCGGAAAGTGACAGGTTGTCGTCCATCGTGAAATGGAGATACATCATCTTGCGGGAACGGCATTTCCGCACCCACTCGATATAAAACCAATGTTGCGGGCTGCCCGGGTTGCAGTTGAACCAGAACTTTGACCCGGTGACAGAGCAACGGGCTGTGGCCTGATTGACGAAGCTCTGCGGCATCAGGGCAACCTCGTCGAAGAATGCCCCGGCAAGGGTGATGCCCTGAATCAGGTCTTGGCTGCTCTCGTCCTTGCCGCCGAAAAAGTAAAACTCGTTAACTTTGCCACCCTTGCTGACGGTCATGCAGTTTTCTGCCCGATGCTCCTTGACGTTGTAACAACGGGCTGCAAGCTGCTGCTTGAGTGTGCCCAGCACGTTGCGCCGGAAGCTGGCGATGGTCTTTCCGCACATGGCAAACTGCTGGCCGCTGTAACAGGTCATAGCCCACTGCACAAAAGAAAAGCTCATGGCAAAGGTCTTGCCCGAGCGGATAGCGCCATCGGCAATAATGCCGTTGTAACCGCTGTATGCGCTCTGCGGTGCCCACCAGCTCAAGACCTGCTTTTGCCGCTGGCTGAGGGCTTTCCAGCGAAAACCGTTACTTTTCCGCATTGTCGTCCTCTTCCTCTGGCAGCATCTCCACGTCATCCGGCGGGCTGATGTCTGCGGCAGCGCTCAGGGCCTCAAGCAGGCCATCGTCCGGGGCTTCTATGCAGCTCTGGTCTCCCAGCATAGCAAACTTGTCCACGATGGTTCCAAACGCCGTTGACAGCTGCGGCAGCGTTGCCTCTGCGATCTTGTCAGGGTCTGCCATCGCCTGAAGGTACAGCCCGAGAAGATCCTGCGCTTCTCCTCGCTTGCTGCCTAAGTAGGAAAGCATGTCCTGCGTGTTCTGCTCTTTTTTTAAGGCGCACAAATCCGCACACTTGGGATTATCTTTCACGATTTTCCGCACGGTGCTTTCTGCCACGTCGTTCAGTTTGGCGGCTCTGGCGTAGCTCTGCAGCTGCACATAGTCAGCAACGATCTTCTTTTTTTGTCTGTCTGTCAGCCGCTTCGCACTCACCGCCACCACCTCTCTAAAATCATGCAAAAGAAAAACCGCCCGGAAATCCGAACGGTCAGAATATCAAAATAAGCAGCGCTCCCGGTATACATTCAGTTTCTCGGACAACGTAAACGGTGGAGCGCCGCTGCATCCGGTACTTTCGCCGCCAGATGCCCGGCTATCTGCGCAGCCCCCTCACAGGGTACGCAGCTGGCATTCCCGGCAGGGCTCAAACCTGCAGCCTGCGGTTTTGGAGACCGCTGTTCCATCACTTGAACTACGGGAATATATCATGCCGCTTGCAGGAATCGAACCTGCAACTACCCGGTTATGAGCCGGATGCTCTGCCTGTTGAGCTAACGCAGCGTAAAAGAATGCCCGCCTGCAATGCACGGTGCACATCATTCATAACAGGCGGGTAAAAATATTTTCGGAATAAATTGGATCAGCAGCTTTTGCTAATCTGCGCGGATAACAGGCCGCGCTCCTTGGATACAGCCACGGCCTCCGATCTCTGCCCGAGGCTCGCGTTTTGTGTGGTCTGCACGGAAACCGAAACGCCGCGCATAGCGCACAAAGTGGCTTTCTTTGTTGCTGATCGGTAAGGCAGAGAGGATAAGGCCAGCGCCGAGACGCGTCAAAAACTTTGCCATGTCGCAAATCAGTTCTTTCAATCGCTCAAACATTTGTATGCCTCCTCTCCAAAAGTGTCCACTGTGGACACTCTAAAATCACGCTAGCCGCCCTTGGAATCGAACCAGCCGTGTCTACACACACGCGTCGCGCTCCAAACTGCGCTCAGGCGGCATATAACAAAATAAAAACCAGCACGTTTCCATGCTGGTTCTGTTGACGCACATCCTGCCGGGGGAATTATGGAAACCGGTGTACGGATTATGTGGCCTCCGGTGCGTGCGGAGGTTGTGAGGACAGGTAAGGATACCCTGCCGCTCTACACGCAGCCACAAGCGGGATGTCAGCCCATGCGTCAGGTGGTCGCTGCTTCGGGAGAGCAGCGTGTCGGAGCCGTTAACCGGATTCGAACCGGCACCATCAAGGCTGCATATGCGCATTGGTTAAGTGCGCAGTGATGTCCGAGATGTGTCACCAACGTTGTCCCGCCTTAACTCGGCGGCGCTCTGCCAATTGAGCTATAACGGCATAGAAGCAGCCCACGAAACGAGAGGAAGAAAAATGCCGGTCAAGCCTTGGGAGGAAGCATTTGGGGGAATTCGTTTCGGAGACTGCGTGGCAAGCGTCTCACCGCTTTCGGCGGTTCCGCTTATACCAATTTTAGCACAATGCCTGTTTTAGTTGGATATTTTCAGTATGAAGGTGCATTGCAAAAAATCAGGGCGGGTTTTGTGCGGTTTGTGCAACATTGCCGAAGCTGTCCCAAATCTCTGCCAGATAGATGCTGCCCCACTTGATGTAGATGGAGACCTGGTTTTCTTCCGATAGCCCCAGCTCCTCGCAGACCTCGCGTTGCTTTTTGTTCTTGACGTAGTACAGGCACAGGCAGTCAGCCTGTTTTTTGCTGGATTTGCTTGCCGTGATACAGTACGCCCGCCGGGTGGCTTCAATGCGCAGCAGGCACAGGTCTGTTTCCATCTGCTGCAGACGGCGCTGCTCGTCCGTGATATCTGCTGCAGCAAGCCCAACCTTGTCACCGGCACCACCGCCGCCGGGCATCTCGTTCAGGCTCGGTGTGGTCTTTTCGGCAACCTCTCGGATGCGCTGGATCTTCTGTTTTTGGGCTTCAACCGCCGCAGCCATATCCCGGCACTGCTGGAACCACGCCTTTACTTCGTGGTAGTCCACGCCGGCGCTCGGCTTTGGCTGCTCGCTTTCAGGTGTCCATGTGCGGGTCATTGTCTCCCTCCTCTATTTCCCATCCGATAAGATCGCAGACGCAAAATCTTGTCTTTTCGCACCAGTGAATGACAAACCGCTCCGGTAAAGATGATTTTGGGATAGCGGTAGTCGATTGAAGATTGCAAGAATCATCTTTCATATCTTTGATTGCCCAAGCAACAGATCTTGTGACGCTTGTCTTTTCCTTGATTTCCGCTCCGCAGCATCTGCACTTGAAAACGCCTGTCATTGTTTCATCCATTTTTATCCTCCATTTCCTCAATCCAGATCTCCACTCTGGGGTTTTGCTTGTCGTAGTCCACCCGGCTGCCATCGTGGGCGGCAACGATGCGGCTATTGTCGTCTGCCAGCACACCGGCTGTTACCAGTATGTCGCAGGTGGCTTCAATCAGGTTTGCAAGGTCAACCTTGCGCCGGGTAGCCATGTAGTACACGCACCGCACGTTCACGCGGGCAGAGATAGGCTCAGGCGGGGCGCGAATCTGCCATAGGCAACCGGTCTGGTATTCCTCAAACGCCGCGCTTGGGGCTACAAAGCGCCGTCCTCCGCGCCCTTGCAGGATGCGTGCACTGTTTTTCTTTGTGCGGGGGTCACCGTAAAGGGTTATTTTCAATCCATTGCCTCCCATCAATTTCATTTTGATTATTCCTCCATCTTTGCGCCACAGTAGGGGCAAAACTTAAACCCATTGTCCTTCGGCGTGCCATCATACATGATGGAAGAATCTTTGCAACGAGAACACGTCCAAACAACAGGGTCTCCATCATAGTCTTCCTCGCAGACCCAATGTGCCACCGGCTGCAGCGCTTCCGGGTCGATAGTTGGTGCAGCGTCGATTGCGTCCAGCACCTCATCATATGCAAATCTCTCAACAGAATCGGCAAACGAAATAGAGTTGTCAGCCGAATCTGCCCACTTTTCGATTTTCTGACGTAGGGCGTTTGCATCAATCAACCTTTTATCGCTCATTTTTCTAAGCACTCCGTTTCGCAAATATCAACAATATGTTGGCAAAGCAGTTTAGGTATAACACTTCTCTCTCTACTGTTTTTCAAGCCCTGTGTTCCTGTTTTGCTCCCTCTAGGGGCTGGAATATGGCACGGATCACCGTTCTTACATATAGGCTTAAACTGCGGATTAGGATGATTTGTCCAAATATCAGTTGGTTTCATTCGTGTATCGCCGTACTGACAATATGTAACGGTATAGCGCGGCAAAGATTTCATCCAAATCATTTTCCGCATTCCGCCCCGTGGGTTTTCAATAAAATAAAGTATCGGGTCAAGGTCTTTTATAAGCTGTAAAACGTGCTGATCGACCTTATCACAGAACTTTGCATAATCACTCACTGGGTCAAGATTCCCTGTGTCCGGGTTTCTTTTCCTGTGGTGACTAATAGCGGCGATGCTGAACGTAGTACAGTCTGGACTTGCCCAAATTACATCTGGGTGACCGAATTTTGATAAAATATCATTTGCGCTGACGCTCAAAATATCGGCGTAAAGATCAATATTTTCAAAATCCTTGTCCCACTCAACGGAAAACACCTCATGCCCCTTCTCTTCAAAGGCCTTTCCGATACTGCGTGTTCCGGCGAAAAGTTCCAGAACTTTTAACTTCTTTTTCTTTCCGTTCATGCCAATACCTCAACGGCGGGAATCTGAATCCCAGTGCATTCGATGTAATGTTTATCGGTCATTTTTTCATCATCCTTTCCATTGCCAGCTGCTCGCACTGCTTTTCAGCTTCCCGGCGCTTCCGGTCATACTCAAACAGCATATCTGCGTACTCTCCGCCCACCCGGCGGATGGCTGTCTCCAGCATCTCCGTCACAAGGTCTGTGTACTTGTCCGAGCCCTTGCGGCTGTTCTTGACAGCTTCCCGGGCTTCCCACAAGTCGGTGAGTTTGTCCCGCCTGTCGGCGGTGATCTCGCCGTAGCCGTAGGCATCCTGGATCTGCTCCATGCTTTCCCAGCCTTCCAGCTCAGCAAAGGGGTCGGCTTCAGCTTTTGCCATGATGCGGGCTTTGGTCTTTTTCTTGACGTACCGGGTCAGGCCATCCTGCATCACGGCGCGGGCATCGTCCATCGCCTTGCGGACGGCCTTGGCTTCCCGCTCTTTCTTGAGCTGATCCGGCTGGTTTGCCCACTCGGCCATCAGCTCCGATTTAGTTTTTGGCTTCATCTGCTTACCCCCATTGTTCAGCCATCGCTCTTGCAATGCCCGGCGCGGTTTTGCTTCTCTGTTTCGCCGTTCTGTGGCCACTTTGAGCCCATGCGTCTTTTCGTTTCACCGCACGATGATCTGACGACGAGACCCATTTCGACGTAGGCACAACGATGTCTGTGGCGAACAGCCCCGGAAGGTTTTTCAACCATAAGCACGTCGTCTTCATGTATTCATCTCCAAACATGTACGGCTGAATGATTTGGCTGTATTTTGGCAGTCCAAAGATTCGCATTGGGATTGGATTTTCTATTGCTATTTTGTCAACAGGGGCATCCCAAAACTTCATGAAAAAATATCGTGCATCACATCCTTTTTTATATCGATCTTCTTGAATTTTGCCGTCAATCACTAACCTATTTCCGCCGGCTTTTGTCAAATAAGTGCAAGGCGGGTGTGCAATGAGCAAGTCCCACTTGCCAACGTCATGCGTTACGTCGTCCATGCTTATAATCCGCCCCCCCTCAATAGCCTTTAGGCAGTCACCGAGAATATGCCATTCTGGATGCCCGCCGGACGGCTCAATCAGGTCGCAGGAATAGGCTTCGTGACCCCGAGCCCGGAAAGCCTTGCACACCTCCTGCGATTCCTCGCAGGCAATCAGCACTTTCATCGTTTTCTTCCTCCCATCCAAAATTCCTGATTGAATGCGTTCTTACCGATGCGTTCCGCCGCATGCTTGGTTTCTGTATATGCACGTTGCTCCTTCAGCTGACGCTTGTACTCGGCGTACCGTGGGCAGCTGTCGTGGCAGATCAGGTGCCGGTCGGAGCAGTGAAAGCAGGGATCAACAACCTTCATCCTTCAATCTCCTTCCTTGGCGGCTCACTCGCCCGCAGCCTTGCAGCTTCACGCGGGGCAGTAGTGATATCGGCCTGCGCCTGCTTCAAAAATTCGGCACGGCGGTATGTAAGGTCTGGCATTTCAGCCAGCGCTGCAAGCCCTCCAACGCTCCCGGCATAGGATTTTGCCGCCGGGGGGAGTTTGTCATACAGGGCTTTCAGCTCTTTCTGCCCGTCACTACGCAGAAGCCCGCCCTTTTCGTCAATGCCGGTCACCATCGGGAACTTACGCCAGCTCAAAAATGTCTGTGCCTTGCGTGCCGCTACAGCCAGAGCTTCCCATTCAGCGGACGGATCAAGACACTGGGAAAGCTGTTTGAAGATGTCGGCCACCGTGACCGGATAAACGCATACTCGGTTCGCCGCCAGAAAAGCCCGCTTGACAGTATCGCCGTCATAATCGCCAAACTGGTACGCCCACACGTCAATGGTGGTTTCCATCTCCTCGTCGGTCAGAGGCTTTGCCCCAAGCTTATACAGCGTGAAATTCATTCGGATCAGTTTTGCCACGTCCTCCCGTGTCATGTCTCAAACCCTCTTTCTCGATCCATTTTTGCCAGCACCCGGGCAAGCTGGTCGTCAACCGTTTCGGACGGTTGCTTTCGGCTTGTCCTGTTCTGCCTGTTCTGTTCGTTTGCCGAAACGTCCCCCGGCGTTTGAATGCCATCCCGCTGCCACCCGGAAAGAATGCCGTTTATGTAGTTCCATGACCTCTTCCCGGCTTCTGCGGCTTTGTCGATGGCCAGCAGGATCATTTCTGTGCTATACTCCTGCCGCCACTTTTGCAGCTTATCCAGAGCAGAGCGTGGAAAGTCCCCGATGGTTTGCTGATAATGCTGGACGATTTTTGACAGTTCCATGTCTACGGCAGCGGGAACGTCTCTTTCTATACCACCGACAGGTGGTATAACAGATACAGAATCAGATACAGAATCAGATACAGAATCAGATACAGATAAGTTATTTTTGTTATTAACAAAATAACATTTGCTATTTTTGTTATCGTTTGTTATAACCTTTTTCTCTTTGCTATCTTCTGATTTTGCGCCCCATCGACTTTTCATTCCACGTTTTCCGGCTTCTGAGCGTGCTTCCGATGTGCTAGAGTATTTCTGCGTGTTCATCTTGTCGAACGCTTTCACGGTTTTCCACATCATCCGCATGGAACGGTCTGAAAACTCCGGGTCTGCTCCGGTTTCCACATACGCTGCATAGGCGCGGACAAATTGGCCAAATTCCTCATCGGTCAGTTCTTCCATCGTATGGATGTGTTCCAGCAGCAGAATAAAACTGCTGCGTTTTTTCTCTGCCATAATTCACCCCCTCACGCTTTTTTATTTTAACTTGCCGGTAACTTGCTGGTAACTTGCCGGAACGGTTGCCCACTTCCGCACGCCCGTATAGCCAGATAGCGCAGCTCTTGAAGTGTATCAGCCGTTGCTTACGTCAATCCCCGTGATTTCCTTGAAAATCACCGCATCGAAGTTCGGCAAGCTGAAAATGATGTTGCGATCATCGGCACTAAGCCCCGCCCACCATTTCCGGGCGTTATCCGCCGTGGTGCGTTCCTTCAGATAACCGCCGGTGGTCTTTGCTTCTGGGTGTGCTGATTTTTCTTCATCGCTCATGGTATCAAACCACACGTATTCAAGCGGGCAATCGTCAATCTCGTTCAGTAAACGCCGTGCACGGCAGTTAACCCACTGCTCAAACGTCCAGTCAGTAGGCTTGTTGAACATATAGATTTTGGGCGATACCGTATTGAAACAGCCATTGGAAAAGGATGTAGTGTTCCAGTCGCCGCTGTTCCTGTTGCCGCTGTTCCTGTTGCCGCTGTTCCTGTTGCCGCTGTTCCAGTCGCCGCTGTTGCAGTCG